TATTCCATGCTTTTAATAATGCACGATGCACTGGATGAAGTGGAGTTCTTGGATGTTTATTTCAAAGTGATGATAAAATTGATGGTTTTGCTTTATCCTTTGAGTTCGGCTTTGGTTAATATGTCCAAAGTAACAAACGGAGCATTCCCTCCAAGTGGGCTTTTGAAGAAGATAAAGAATTTTGAAAAGACTGGCGATTTGGAAAGTTTAAAGGAAAAAACAGAAAGTGATGAAAACGATGAGAATTTCAAAGAATAGCATTCCCTTATTGGGGTTTGCTATGTTTTTGTTGCTGTTGGGATGTGGCGCGAGGAAAGTAAGGAAATACGAGGAAAAAGAAGAGCATAAGACCGAAATTAAAGAATCGGTAAAAACAGATTCTGTTTCGGAAACTCAAACGGAGGAAACTGCTAATATTAAAACACTTACGAAGTCTTTGGACTTTGCGATAAAACCAATCGGCAGCGAGCCTGTGCAGTTTAGATTCCTATACAACGGCAATGTTGTAGAGGGAAGTGCTAACGGAGAGGTTTATTTTAAGGATAAAAAGCAGGCAAAAGACTCTGTGGTAAAGATAATAGAGCAAGTAAGAGTAGAAGTAGAGAAGCAGGAGCAGAAGCAAACGAAAGAACAGCATAAGCAGACGAAGGAAGAGAAACAATCCGAGAGAGCAGAAAGCTGGGCTGTTTATCTGGTTTTGGTCATTGTGGGAATGTTCCTTTGGGAGAGATTGGATAAGTTAATTGATAAATTCAAATGATTTTCAGTTGTAAGGAGCGGATTAAATAAAAAAGCCTTCCTGAAAAAAGAAAGGCTTGTTATTCAATTTTATAGAGCAGTCCCTAATGACTTAAATGATTAGTTGGGCTCTTTGCTCTGCAAAGGTAAAATTTAAATTTCAAATCACAAAGGATATTTAATACAATTTGTTATTATTTTTTTTATGTTATTGTTTCCCATGTGTTTATTAATAATTTTTTCAAGTTCTTGTTTTGCCTCTTGGTATCTGTTTTCAGATATTTTATTGAGTATAAATAATATTACTTTTATAGCGGTGTCTAATGAATGTTTTTTATTCGAATCAAAAGAAACCAATGAAGAGGATTTTATTTCTTTTGGAGTGTTACAATCATATAGTGTGCCCCCATGAGCTGAAATGTTGCGGATAAACAATACTACTTCAAGAAAGTTAATAAACAATTTTGTGGATTTTATCCCATATTCAGAAGCAATACGGATTTTTAAATCATTATTTTTTAGTGATTTATATATTTTGAGAATACTTCCAAAAGTAAAAAATTCAAGTGTTTTCCATGCAGGAGCATACTTATCATTAATATGTTTATCGTGATGTTTTTTAATAGTTTTATTAACTTTTTTGAAATTTTCAGAATAATATACAGGGAGGCTATCAATGAAAGATGAATGTAATATTTTAGGGTCTGCAAACCAAGTGGGAGACTGTTTGTATTCATTAGAGGCTTGATACACCAGTTTTGTTCTAAAATTAATCTCTATGCGAGAAATTATTTTCATTAAAAAGTGTTTTAAATCAGAATCTAAATAGTATAAATCTATAATATCATCAAAACAAACACCCTGCTGAAATCTATGATTTTTATCTTGAAAGTGAAACCAATAAAAGCCAAGTCGATAATAACCAATATCTAATAATTGTTCTTCTGCTTTTTTTTCATCTTTAATAATAAGACCTCTTTCTTTTAAGATTTTAATCTGTTCATCTATTGTGGTAGCAATATTTCCCATGTAATAAAAATAAAGCACAAAAATAATTAAAACAATTTCAAATATCAAATTAAAAAAATGGCGGATATAAAGAATTTAAGACCATTTATTCTAAAATGGGAAGGTGGATTGTCAAGAGACCCAAAAGATACCGCAAGTAAGGTAAAATGTCCTACGCCTTATAAAGGAAAGACAGGCTACCACACGAATAAGGGCATAACCTATGCGGTATGGCGTTCAGTGTTTGGTTCGGATAAGGATATGCGGTTCTTGGAAATGAACGATGCGGATTGGGATATAGTAATAAAAAGGCTGTTTTGGGACAGATGGAAAGCCGATGAAATCAAAGACCAAGTGGTAGCCAATACTTTGGTAGATTGGGTTTGGGGAAGTGGTGTTCATGGTATTAAAATACCTCAAAGAATGCTTAATGTTACAGCCGATGGCGTGGTAGGCACAAAGACCATAGAAGCGCTGAATAACGCACCGAAAGACTTTCTGCAAAGGCTCTATAAGGAAAGGGAGGATTTCCTGCATAGAATAGTAAGAAGCAACCCTACACAAAAGGTATTCCTTAAAGGCTGGATGAACAGAATGGCAGATTTGAAAAAGTGGAATGAAAAGTTTGTCAAATAAAGAAAATATTCTATAATTGTAGGGGTAAATTACTTTTATTTTTAATGTTGATTTTTTATTTTGTTAGCAACATCTTTATGGGTGTTGCTTATTTTACTATTTTATTGTATATTTGTGAAGTTAATTATCTAAACAAAGGAGTAAAAACAATTTTCTTTTTGTCATTTGAAGTCTTGTGTGCTACACTTGGGGTTAGTAGAATGACATGGGGAAAATTAAAATAGCGTGAGTTTTTCACGCTTTTTTGTTTACAACATTCCGTTATAAATTGTAATCAAACGATTTTGTTTACAATATCTTGTTTTCTATATTTGCAGAACAAAGCAGGATGCTTGGCAATCTTCAGATACCAAGTCATCACTTTCTAAAATCAAGAAGTCTGTAACTTTCCTAGGGTTTGAGACTTCTTTTTTATTATCTTTGTAAAACATAAATCATAAGCATATTCACGCTTGAACAAAAAGAACAGCACCTTTAATTAGATGCTGTTTTTGTTTTAAAATCCTGTGCTTACTTTTTTCTGTTCGTTAAGGATGTTTTCGTTATAATCTACAGCGTATATCCTTGTCGTTCTTTCGTTAGTATGCCCTGCTATATCTTTAGCTTTTGATATTCCGTATATTGTGGTAATATCATTTAAATAAGTGTGTCTAAGAGCGTATAAATCTACTTTTATATCCAGTTTTTTCACTACCCACCTTCTGTATCTGTGAGATAGAGCATGTTTTGTTATGGATTCTTCGGCAGGAGATAGGTCATTACCAAATAGAAATAAATCATCGCCATTTCCCTCGCTTAATATTTCTTTCCACAAATGATATACATTTATGTTTATTGGCTTTAATACCTCATGATATCTTTTCCCTTTTTTCTCAAAAATCTTAAACTCTTGTTTTTTAAGGTTGATATCTTTTATTTTCAAGGCTCTAAATTCGGATATTCTGCACCCACTATAATAGAACATTTTGCAAAATCGCCATAAATTGTAGTTTGTGGTTTTTAATTCCTCAAATCTTTCTTTATCATCTTTTCGCAAAATAACTCTTGGAGCAGGTGTATGAGGTAATTTTTTTATAAAATGACAATAGTTATATTCAAATATCTCCAAATCAACAAAGTAGTTATACAATATTCCTAATACAGCTTTTACTTTATTATATCTGTCATTTGAATACCCTTTTTCTAATATAATATCTAAAATCTGTCTTATATCTCTTTTTTTGACCTTTCCAATTTCAAGTATAGAAACTCCTGTTTTGTTAGCAGCCATTGTAACCAATTTTATAACATCCACGATGTTAGTCATTGTTGATTCTGCTACTTTTATTTTTTTTCTGGCGATTTCTAATGCTTGTAAAAAAGGTGTTTTTTCTGTGACAAAATCTTCGTTTACTTCAAATTGTTTAGTGATAGGATTATATCCTTTGGCAAGTAAATCTAATTCGCTATTTATTAAAATGCGAGTCATTTTTTGTCTTTGTTCCAAGTCTTTAATCCTATTCATCCCTCTGAACTTCACAAGGTAGCCCTCTGGATGTTCAGGAGTGAAATAGAAATAATATCCATACCATTCTTTTTTGATGTTGGATTTTAAATTTTTTTCCCAGTTTTTAGGAACGATTTTAATTTCAGAATGTGAATTTTTCATACCGCTTTTTATACCGCTTTTGAAAAATCACACAAAAGAACATTTTAGAAAAAATCGGGAAAACTATTTGTGGAAGGGGTTTTCCCGATATTGTACCCAGAGCCGGGATCCAACCGGCC